CAGATAACCGCCACGCCGCATCTTGCTGTTTATGACCCGACGGTACAGTTTGAGTTCTGGTTCTCGGAAACGCGGATTACCGATATCAGGCAGGTTGAAACCACAGCCCGCTATCTTGGCACGGCGCTGTACTGGATAGCCGCCAGTATCAATATCAAACCGGACCATGATTATTATTTTTACATCCGCAGTGTGAACACCGTTGGCAAATCGGCATTTGTGGAGGCTGTTGGCCAGCCGAGTGATGATGCATCCGGCTATCTGGATTTTTTCAAAGGCCAGATAACCGAATCCCATCTCGGCAAGGAGCTGCTGGAAAAAGTCGACCTGACGGAGGATAACGCCAGCAGACTGGAGGAGTTTTCGAAAGAGTGGAAGGACGCCAACGATAAGTGGAATGCCATGTGGGGCGTCAAAATTGAGCAGACCAAAGACGGCAAACATTATGTCGCGGGTATTGGCCTCAGCATGGAGGACGCGGAGGAAGGCAAACTGAGCCAGTTTCTGGTTGCCGCCAATCGTATCGCGTTTATTGACCCGGCAAACGGGAATGAAACGCCGATGTTTGTGGCGCAGGGCAACCAGATATTCATGAACGACGTGTTCCTGAAGCGCCTGACGGCTCCCACCATTACCAGCGGCGGTAATCCTCCGGCATTTTCCCTGACACCGGACGGAAAGCTGACCGCTAAAAATGCAGATATCAGTGGCAGTGTGAATGCGAACGCCGGGACGCTCAACAATGTCACAATTAATGAGAACTGTCAGATTAAGGGGAAACTGTCAGCCAACCAGATTGAAGGCGATATAGTCAAAACAGTGGGTAAGGCTTTTCCGCGGGACTCCCGGGCACCGGAGCGGTGGCCATCAGGGACCATTACCGTCAGGGTTTATGACGATCAGCCGTTTGACCGGCAGATTGTTATTCCGGCGGTGGCATTCAGTGGCGCTAAGCATGAGAGAGAGCATACTGATATTTACTCCTCATGCCGTCTGATAGTGCGGAAAAACGGTGCTGAAATTTATAACCGTACCGCGCTGGATAATACGCTGATTTACAGTGGCGTTATTGATATGCCTGCCGGTCACGGTCACATGACGCTGGAGTTTTCGGTATCAGCATGGCTGGTGAATAACTGGTATCCCACAGCAAGTATCAGCGATTTGCTGGTTGTGGTGATGAAGAAAGCCACCGCAGGCATCAGTATCAGCTGAATTTTATAACCCATATACGGGCGCCAGAAATGGCGCCTTTTTTATTGCAGAAAAGCGAGAGGTAATTATGCGTAAAGTTTGTGCAGTCATTTTGTCCGCAGCCATCTGTCTGTCCGTATCCGGTGCGCCTGCATGGGCGTCTGAACATCAGTCCACACTGAGCGCGGGGTATCTTCATGCCCGTACGAACGCTCCCGGCAGCGATAATCTGAACGGGATTAACGTGAAATACCGTTATGAGTTTACGGACGCGCTGGGGCTGATTACGTCCTTCAGTTATGCCAATGCTGAGGATGAGCAAAAAACGCACTACAGCGATACCCGCTGGCATGAAGATTCCGTGCGTAACCGCTGGTTCAGCGTGATGGCGGGGCCGTCTGTACGCGTGAATGAATGGTTCAGCGCGTATTCGATGGCGGGTGTGGCTTACAGCCGTGTGTCGACTTTCTCCGGGGATTATCTCCGCGTAACTGACAACAAGGGGAAAACGCACGATGTGCTGACCGGAAGTGATGACGGTCGCCACAGCAACACGTCTCTGGCGTGGGGGGCTGGCGTGCAGTTTAACCCGACCGAATCCGTGACCATTGACCTTGCTTATGAAGGTTCCGGTAGTGGCGACTGGCGAACGGATGCATTTATTGTTGGTATCGGATACCGTTTCTGACAACAGACGCCGATTTATCTTCTGTAAATATTGTTATGATACGCAGGTTCATCCACTTTATGGGGTGAACTGCGTTTGAGGAAACGTAAAGTTACACTGTCCTGAAGCCCGTGGCGTCACTGCTGCGGGCTTTTTTTATTGGTGGAAAAGTATGACAGTAAAAATTTCTGGCGTGCTTAAAGATGGCACAGGAAAACCAGTACAGAACTGCACCATTGTGCTGAAGGCCAGACGAACCAGCAGCACGGTGGTGGTGAACACGGTGGCCTCTGAAAATCCGGATGAAGCCGGACGTTACAGCATGGATGTTGAGCATGGTCAGTACAGCGTCACCCTGCTGGTTGAAGGTTTTCCGCCTTCACATGCCGGGACCATTACCGTCTATGAAGGTTCCAGACCAGGTACGCTGAATGATTTTCTCGGTGCCATGACGGAGGATGATGTCCGACCGGAGGCACTGCGCCGCTTTGAGCAGATGGTGGAAGAGGTGTCACGTAACGCCTCCGCGGTTGCACAGAATACGGCAGCCGCGAAAAAATCAGCCAGCGATGCCAGTGCATCAGCCAGCGAGGCGGCAACTCATGCAACCGATGCTGCAGCCTCAGCACGTGCCGCCAGCACGTCAGCCGGACAGGCCGCGTCGTCGGCTCAGTCAGCGTCTTCCAGCGCAGGAACGGCATCGACAAAGGCCCGTGAAGCAGCAAAAAGTGCTGCTGCTGCAGAGTCATCAAAAAGCGCGGCAGCTACCAGCGCCAGTGCCGCGAAAACGTCAGAAACGAATGCCGCAGCGTCACAACAATCAGCAGCCACTTCTGCATCCACCGCGACCACGAAAGCGTCAGAAGCAGCCACTTCAGCACGGGATGCGTCGGCTTCAAAAGAGGCGGCAAAATCATCAGAAACGAACGCAGCCTCGAGCGCCAGCAGCGCAGCTTCCTCGGCAACGGCGGCAGCAAATTCTGCGAAGGCGGCAAAAACGTCCGAGACGAACGCCAGGTCTTCTGAAACGGCAGCGGGACAGAGCGCCTCAGCTGCGGCAGACTCAAAAACAGCGGCTGCATTATCTGCCAGTGCCGCGTCAACAAGTGCCGGGCAGGCCTCAGCCAGTGCCACCGCCGCCGGAAAATCGGCAGAAAGCGCCGCATCATCCGCTTCAACAGCCACAACGAAGGCTGGCAAAGCCACTGAGCAAGCCACTGCAGCAGCGAGGTCTGCTTCTGCAGCAAAAACCTCTGAAACAAATGCAAAGACTTCAGCAGACAATGCTGCTTCCTCTAAGGCGGCAGCCGCATCGTCAGCCAGTTCAGCGGCGTCATCGGCATCATCTGCGTCTGCTTCAAAAGATGAGGCGACCAGACAGGCGTCAGCAGCAAAGGGCAGCGCCACGACGGCATCCACGAAGGCGACAGAGGCAGCTGGCAGTGCGACGGCGGCAGCTCAGAGCAAAAGTACGGCGGAATCCGCGGCAACGCGCGCCGAGACAGCGGCAAAACGGGCAGAGGATATTGCATCCGCCGTGGCGCTTGAGGATGCGAGCACGACGAAAAAGGGGATAGTACAGCTCAGCAGTGCGACCAACAGCACTTCCGAGTCACTGGCGGCAACGCCAAAAGCGGTTAAGGCGGTAATGGGTGAAACGAACAAGAAAGCGCCCTTAAATAGTCCTGCACTGACCGGAACGCCAACAACACCAACTGCGCGACAGGGAACGAATAATACCCAAATCGCAAGCACGGCTTATGTTATGGCTGCGATCGCTGCCCTCGTGGACTCGTCGCCTGACGCACTGAATACGCTGAACGAGCTGGCTGCGGCGTTGGGCAACGACCCGAATTTTGCGACCACCATGACTAGCGCGCTTGCGGGTAAGCAACCGAAAGATGCCACCCTGACGGCGCTGGCCGGGCTTGCTACTGCGGCAGACAGGTTTCCGTATTTTACGGGGAATGATGTTGCCAGTCTGGCAACCCTGACAAAAGTTGGGCGGGATATTCTTGCGAAATCGACCGTTGCCGCCGTTATCGAATACCTCGGTTTACAGGAAACGGTAAACAAGGCTGGTAACGCCGTTCAGCGTTCCGGCGATAAAATGACCGGAGAACTGAAAATTGGCACGGTGAATGCGCTGCGAATTTTCAATGATGCCTTCGGTCTTATTTTCCGTCGTTCAGAAGATTTTCTTCATTTCATTCCGACGGCTGAAGGACAAGGCGAAAACGGTGATATCGGCCCATTAAGGCCATTCGCTATAAATCTGAGAACAGGTGCTATATCTGTCAGCCACGGGGCCAAAATTGATGGTGGGCTGGCGCTTGGTACAGATAACGCACTGGGCGGTAATTCCATTACTCTCGGAGATAACGACACTGGTATTAAACAGGGCGGCGACGGTGTCCTTTTATTCTATTCAAATGGACAACTGGCATTTGGGCTTCAACCCGCATCTGCTGATTTTTATAAGCGGGTTGCATATATTCATCAGGGAATAATTCCTGATGGAAGTGGCGCATTTGCAGACCAGTTGAATAATGCCACCGCGCCTTTTGTTCAGACGCAGTTTGCCTGGAATCCCACTCCTGGTGGTCATTACGTGCCGATAGTTAAGGGCTTGTCCATTCGCAATGGACAGGGCTATCCCGGCGCGGTCAGCTTTGGGTATTTACTGACAGAACAGTATGGATTTCCGGTTCCATGTATTCATATGCGTGGCGATGGCGGTAATGATGCTTTATGGCAGTTTAACCCGAACGATAAATCCTTTATTTCACCGGGTGCTCTTATTGCGGGTGGCGTCCGTTATAACACCGATGGAAATATATTTGGTGGGTGCTGGGGGTCAAACTTAAATGATTACCTGAATAGTTCTTTTATCAGAAATGTGCGTCTGGGAGGCAGACGTTCTGACACATTATATCGCGGAGGACTTTGCGAACCAGGTAATGGTCATGTGACAACAGGATTGCAAATTATTGGTGAGGTTGATGGAGATGACTGGATGGTGTCACGACCACTACAAAAATACATTTCTGGTAACTGGTATAACGTTGAACAGGCATAGCCATCAGGAGAATATATGCAACATCTGAAAAATATTACCGCCGGAAACCCCAAAACCATTGAGCAGTATCAGCTTACGAAAAAAGCTGGCGTTATCTGGCTATATACAGAAGACGGTAAAAACTGGTATGACGAATTAAAAAACTTTCAGGAT